ATATATTTTTTATTATTTTATAAATATCTATCAAATAATTTACATTTGATTTTATTAATTTGATATTTATATTATTCATGTCTATTTTTAATATTAGTTTTTTTAAATCTAATATACTCATAATATTTATATTATATATTATTATTATTTACTAAAAAATTATTATTTCGCTAATAATCTCGATAAACTTGATTCGTAAAAAATATATTGATCTTTATTCATATTTTCATTGATATCTTCATTTATTTTAATTCTTGTTAGATAACCATTTTTTTCACTTAAATATTCACTCATCATCTTTTCTAATTTATCTTTATTTTCATTATTTAGTTTTTTATAATTACCTAAAAACCATCGTTGGTCTCCAAAACTTAAATTAGCAGTTACTTTTGTTTTACTTATCTTTTTCCAATCTTCTTTATTTTTTATTTTTTCAAATAATTCGTCAACTGTATTATAATTTTTATAACTAGATATATATAAAATTGATTCATCCTTTATAATATTTAATTTATTAGTTAATTGATTCATATTTGTAATAATATTACCAGAAAAATGAATAGATATAAATGTGCGATTATATGTTATCATATATTCGTTAATTATATCAAATATTTGATCTGCAGACACAATATCAACCTTTTTTTTTAAATAGATATCGCTAAAATTTAATATTATACTCATTTATATTTATTTATATAAATATATTAAATATTGAAAAAATATTATTATTTAAGATTATATAATAAACTATAATAAACTATCTAATAAAAATATGGAAAATATTGACATTGAAAAGTTTAATAAACTTAATATAAAATTGGAAAAATATAAAATTAAAGAAAAAGAGTTATTTGATTATTATAAAACAACTGGAAATGGTATAACTAAATTTTATGAAATGCAAAAAAAATGTAGAAAATTAGAAAATGAAATTGAAAATTTAGATAAATCAAAAACGCTTACTGAAGAAGAATTAAATTATATTATCTTTAACAATTCTGAACCAATAGATAATTGTTTAACTGATGAAGAAATTATTGAATATAATATTATTAAAAATAAATTGAAAAATCATACATATGATGATAAAAGATTAAATGTATTCACTGGTCATATAGCAGATAATCTATATGATCAAATACGTGATAAATTTCAAGCTTGGCTTAAATATGGAGATGACGTTGAATAATATATTTATTATATTAATAATTAAACTTTATCTAATATAACAGGATATGGCTCGTTTATATCAGGTATTGGATTTATAAAATATGATCCAACATATGAATCAGGATATATTACACTTTTATCTACTATTATTGGTTTTGGACCACTTGTTGCATCTACAAATCCTGTTTCTAATCTATATCCACCAGCTCCTCCACCACATGATGATGGATTATTTATACACTTTTTTACACATGCATTTGGATTACTACATCCACCTGCACATCCATTTGTATTTACTATTTCTTTCATTACTTCTTTTCTATTATTATTTGATTGATTATGCATCATAGTATCTGTATTAAAAGGTAATTCATTTACTGCTGGTTCAAAATACGACGATGGTACTGGTGATCCTCTATTTAAAAATGTATTTGCTATTCTTGTAGGTTGATTCCAATATAAATTAAAATTACCTGTCGCTAATGAATCAACATTAGATTTTAAATATGTATCTTGTGAATCATTTGCAAATAATTGAGTTAATGTACCTGCTGTCATTTTTTCCATTTTGTTATTAAAAATATAATATAAACCAATAATTAGCAATATTATAATAATAATATATGAAATATTATTATTGTTATTGTTATTGTTAATATTATTATTATTTAATGATGATAATGATGATGATGTTGATGATGTTGAACTTAAATCTAAGGCCATTAAATATATAATAAAATAGAATTATATTTTAATTTTGTATATAAATAAAATAGTTATATATTTTATATTAAAATGAATATTTCAATTTCTACTAAAAATATAAATAATTGTAATATTTTAAATAAAGATAAAATTATTAATATTGCAAATAAACTTGATATTAATACAAATAATTCTAAAAGTGAATTATGTAAGTTAATTAAAAAAAAATTTAATAAAATAAATCCATGTGGTATTACTTTATATGATGACACTGATTTGACAATTAAAAAACATCAATTAAATGTTGCAAATCATCTTTATAATAATAGAGGAGTAATTGTTGTTCATTCGGTCGGTACCGGTAAAACATTAACTGCTATTGCTTCTGCTCAGTGTTTATTAGCTAATGATATTATTAAAAATGTTATTGTTATTACACCAACTTCTCTTCAACAAAATTTTATTAATCAAATGATTATGTATGGTGTTGAATCTACAGATATTTCTAATAATTATTCATTTTATACTATACAAGGTATTGTTAATGCTATAGAAAATAATAATGTTGTTAGTCCTTCTAAAAGTCTTATTATTATTGATGAAGCACATAATCTTCGTAAAATTAATAGCTCTAGGTTTGATGTTATTTTTAAATATTCAAAAAAAGCATATAAGATAATGTTACTTACTGCTACACCTCTTATTAACTATAAATATGATATTATTAATTTAATATCATTAGTTAATGCAGACAAACCTATATCTATCGATTATTTTAATAATATGGTTAGTAGTGATAATAATAAAGAATTACATAATTATATTAAAGATGTTTTTAGTTTTTATATTAAAGATAAAAGTATATTTGATCCGAATTTTCCTTCACATAAAATTATAGAAATTTTTTTACCAATGAATGAACAATATTATAAAACATATTTAAACGTTGAAAAAGGTCAAGTAGGTAAAATACCCGATTTTAGAGGAAAAAATATTCATGTTTTTTATAATGGACTTCGCAGAGCATCTAATATTCTTGAAAAAAAATCTTCAAAAGTTAATTGGATTATTAAAAAAATTAAATTAGAAAAAAAAGCTAAATTTGTTATTTTTAGTCATTTTATTAATATGGGTATTAAACCTATTATGGAATGGTTAGATAATCATAAAATAAGTTATGGTCATGTTACTGGTGATTTAACTATTGAAGAAAGACAAGAATCTGTTACTAATTATAATAATAATGATATTAAAATTTTATTTATCAGTAAAGCAGGTTCGGAAGGATTAGATCTTAAAAATACAACTTATGTTATTATTATGGAACCATCTTGGAATGAAAATTCTATTGAACAAATTATTGGTAGAGGTGTTAGATATAAATCTCATGTTAATCTACCTAAATCTAGACAAAATGTTACTATCTATAAATTGTATTCTATTAAACCTCATGAATATAAAAATATTAATAATATTACTAGCGATTATTTATTAACATTTAATGATGAAATGTTATCCGTTGATCTATATTTAAGAAATTATTCATGGCTTAAACAACAAGAAATTATTTCTTTCTTTAATCTACTTAATGAATTTAAAATAGAAAAATAAAAAATAAAATAAAAAAAATAAAAAATAAATTTTTTTTAATATTTAATATCAAATATTAAAATTTATAATTAAAATTTATTAAACTAAATTATTTATTAAATTAACTAACATATTAATATCTTCCGAAATTATAATATTATTCTTTTCAAAATTATTACTTATTAGTTTTTCATCTATCAATTTATTTATATGAACTATTAAACTATCATATATATTATTAATATTTAATATAAAAATTTTCTTGTTATTACCAATTCTATTTATGTCATTATTTGTTATTACTTCAAACATCTCATAATGTGTTCCATATCCACCAGGTAATACTAGATATGCGTCGCCTAATTCTATCATTTTTTTTTGTCTATCGTTTATATTGTCAAATAAATAATCATCTTTTCTAAAATCATCCACAAATTGTAATAAATTTGAACTTATTAATTTACCATTCTTTTTTAACCATGTATTTGCTACTGTACCCATTAATCCGTAATTACCACCACCATATACTATATTTATCTTATTTTCATCTAATAATGATATTAGTAATTCACTTTTTTTATAAAAAATAGAATTTAAATTATTTTTACTTGAACAAAAAATCGTTAAATTTAACATAATCTATCTATTATTATTTAATAAAAATTTTTCTTTAACTATTTTTTCATTTATATATTATTCTTCAAATAATTTTAATTTATCTTTAATTATTTTTATCATTTCTTCTTGTTTTTCTTTATTGTTCTCAAAATCTTCATTACAATCTAATATTATTACATTGTTTCTATTATCATCTTTTAATAACCACTCATCATGATAATCATTCAGTTTATTTAAATAATCAATTGTTATAGATGATTCTTCTATTCTGTTTCTTTTTTTAATTCTTTCTAAACATACTTTCGAATCTGATTTTAAATATATGTAAATAATTTTATTATTGTCTCTAACATAATTTTTATAAAATGAACACCATAATTCATACATTTTATGTTCAATTAAACTAATATCACCATCATTATATAACATCTTTTCAAATACATTACTATCTGTACCTAGCGATCTGTCTAAAAAGATATACTTTTTATTACTATTTCTTACTATTTCTTCTATCTTCATCATTCTAGTTATACATGCTATGTTCTGAAATGAATATGACCACCTCTTCTTATCTTCGTAAAACATTTGTAATATATTCTTATTATTTTCATCTGTAAATGTTTTCCATAATTCAACTGGTTCTGATACTTTTTCACAATCTTCGAAATTATTTATTAAAATTTTCTCAATAAATGTAGATTTGCCAACACCGATGTTTCCTTCAATTGATATAATCATATTTTATTATTAATAATTATTAATATTATTTAATATTTTCTATTTTTTATCTTATTCAATTTTTATAAAAAAAATAATATTATTTTTTCTTAAAAAAATCTAATGATTTTGCATCAAATTTTTTATAAACTTCATTTATTATAATTTTATTCTCTTTTTTAATATTATTAATTACATTATTTTCTTTAATTTTAGAATTATTCAACTTCATATTATTAATATTTGTATTATTAATATTAACATTATTAATACAAATATTATCTTTTTTTTCTCTTATACCAATCCAATCATCAAAACTATGACCTTTATTCATTAAATTTTTATCTTTCTCACTTGAAATTGATCTATTTATTCTGTTATGTGTACTATATATTTCTTTTTCAACATTAATTGTATTAAGTCTCCTAATTGGTGTATCACGTATATCACTCCAACCGGAAAATATATTTTCTTCTATTTTCTTTTCTTCTATTTTTTTTTCTTCTAATTTTATTTCTTCTATTTTCTTTTCTTGAATTTTTTGTTCTTGAATTTTTTTTTCTTTTAATTTCTTTTTATTGTCTTCTTCAATAATCTTTTCTCTTTCTAATTTAATTTTAGTTTTAATAATATCAAAATACTTATAAATATTTGTTCCTTCATTTGAATTAAAACTTGGATTCTTAAAAAATTCTATTATTCTATTACACGTATTTTTATCTAAATATACTTTTCCAGACCATGATTTGCCTATACGAGATGTTCTACCAATTAATTGTAATACTGTATTAATACTATGATTATTACCAATATCATCTGATATTATAACATTTGAAATCTCATAATTTGCACCATAACAAAATGTTTCATCGGCGATTATATAAGATAATTCTCTGTTATTTAACATTTCTAAAATCTTTAATGAATAATTAGTATCAATGTTCTTTGTATAAATACCAATACCCATATATAATAAAAAATTTAAATTATCATCTGTTGAAAATTTTGTAATATCTATTTCTTCTTGACATATGTAATTCTTTAATGTAGATTCATCATATGATTTTACATACTTTGAAAATGTATTTATGTGTTCATATGTATTTACTTCTAATATTTTATCAAACTCAAATTTAGGTTTCTTTAATTTTTCTAATTCTGTTTGTATTTTTTCTTCAGCTGTATAATTACTATAAATTTTATCTTCTTGTTCTTTGTATTTTTTTTTATCTTTTAAATAGACTTCATACAATTTTGTAATATTTTTGATTTTTTTCTTTTCCTTGATTTTCTCAACTACTGGATATAAATTATTTTTAACATATTCTAATGGATTATTTGTAGCAATTAAACAACATCCGTTATATTTAAATGCATGTGATGTTAAAATTTTATCGTATAATACATTGTTGTAATTTTCATCAATCTTATTGTTGTCAAATACTTCATCTCTTATATCAATCACTTTTATATCCTTAAACTTTATAAATTCATCTTCTGATAATGTACATACTCGTTCTAATAATATTATTATATTTTCTAATATACTTTCTTGATCAAACGATTCTATGTCTTCTATGTTTATATTAATTTTATAATCCTTGCAAAATTCATTTAAATTCATTAAAAATGGTAATGTGTAAAATTTACCTAATAATGGAAAAATTTTTATCTTTTTAAGTAATTCTCTTAATTCATCTGTAGTTTGACAATCACTATGCGGAACTATCACGTTTGAATTATAATCTTTTATAAAACATCCAATTAAGGTTTTATTGCTTATCAATTCTTTTACTTCACCATCTTTATATTTATTTTTGTAATTACTTATTATATTACTTAATTCATCTAATACTGGTAATGTCGCAGATGATAATATACAATTTTTTGGTATATAGTATAATATCCTCGATAAATATTCTAATGTTATTATATTCTCTTCTTTATCTGTTAATACTGTTGGTTCATCAAAAAATAATAAATAATCATTTATTATTACCTTCTTTTCTATCAAATTATTTTTTTTAGTTGCATTATTTTTACCATTCTTTAAATTCTTTATATTACCTTGAATTTTATTTTGTTTTTCTTTATATTTGGTATCTTTGTTATCTTTATTTTCTTTATTATTTTTATCTTTGTTTTCTTTATTTATTTCAGATTCTTTTAATAAAAGATATGTACTTTTATAATCAGATACTATTAACTCACGTTCATCATCACTATTACAATTCCATGAATTAGTTATTTTGTATTCATCTTTAAGAGAATCAGCTGTTGCTATTCCAAATTTAATTCCAAAATTATACATTGTTCTTAATACTTGAACTCTTACTGATTCTAATAAATCTGAACAACAAAATATAACTTTTAATTTTGAATTAGATTTTTTTATAAATGAACATATGCTCAAAATCATTGATGTTTTACCTAAACCAGGTAATGTCTTATAAAATATTAAAAATCCATTGTTTATATTAGATTTAACACAATTTATTAATTCTATCTGAGAATCATATGGCTTTAATTTCATATCTGGTATCGTATCGTCGTATATTGTATCATAAATTAATTTTGGTCTACGATTAGCTATATCATATAATTTAATACCACAATATTTTGATAAATTATCTATTTTAAATGATAAATCTTCGACTAATTGATTACATAATTTTATATCATAATTCTCTTCTGATATTGAACATAACTTGTTAAAATAATAATAAGTTTCGTCTTCTTTTTGTTTGGATAAAATTATCCTCAATATATTTATTATTTTTTTAGATCCAAGTAATATTTCTTCTTTTTCTTGTATCGTTTTATATTGGGATGTTGCTGATTCTATTATTTTCATTAAAATTAATATTCTAAATTCAATATAATCACCACAATTCATCATTAAATCAGAATATAACTTATTTTCTGGATTATCTTTTAATATCTTCTTCAAATTATCTAGTCTTTTATATATTGATTCTTTACAATTATCTAATATCATTAAAGTTTTTTTATTATATTGTTTCACTTTTATTTTTTTAATATCTTTTAATACTGGTAATTTTATTACATCTAATATTTCATTTCTTATCTTTAAATAATAATATTCACCAATAGTAGTTAATTTTGATGTATATGTATTACTAGTAGATGTTGTTTCTCCTAATTTTAATATAATATCGTTTCTTCTCCTTTCTGATTCTGTTAGTGGTTTTTCTATTAAAGACCAATTGGTCGCATTCAATTTCTTAGTTATAATTAAACTCGAATCATAATTATTATCCATTGTAATAAGTCAGTTATCTATATATATATATTTATTTTATCTTTAAATAAAAAAATCAATTATTTTTAATAATAATACAATTTTATTATATATAACAAAATTTATTATATATATATATTTATATATAATAATAATGGATTTCCATTCAAAATATTTGAAATACAAAAATAAATATTTACAACTAAAACAATTAAAAGAACTTCATGAAAAAAAGGGAGGTGATATAAATAGTATTCTAGCTTTAGCAGCTGTTTCATTACTTGTTGCAAAACGATATTTAAGTTGTCCATCAAAAGAAGAAGATAAAAATAAAATAAGAGAAGACATAAAAAGATGGATAAATGATGATAAAATTATTAATAGTGATGCATTAAAAGATGTAATTGCTAAATTAAGAGAAGATTATAATAAAAATAAAAAACAAATTTTAGATGATGTTAATAGTGGAAAACAACATCTATCATCTAATATTAAAATTTTTGAATTCAAAGATGCTTTACAAAAATTTCAAACAGCGACTTGGAAAAGAATTATCTCTAAAGCAGTAGATGCTACCGGGATAACTAATGCTAGAGAAGAAACATCTTTTAATGTTGATAAAATTATTGGTAGTATTGATTGTGTATGCAATCCTTCATATTTTAAAACATTCAATCTATTCGCACAAGCTGGTAATAGTGTTACTAATAGTTTAAAAAAAAGTATTTATTTAAGTCATGTTAGTCATGAAAAAACATTAGTATCATATCTAGTTAATTTATTAAATTTAGCAAATAAAGCAATGGATCCTAATAAAAAAACTTTTAATTCAGTTTTATTATATGAACATGGAAAAATTGTCAGTAAAATATTAGCTAATTTAATAAATTTAGATAAATATAAAATAGAAGAAGATATTATACATCCAAATATAGGAGATCCAATTTTAGAACAACATGGTGGTGATGGAGAAGATAATATTAATACTCAAGATGGTGGTAATTTATATACCCAATTTGGAATTTATATTTTCTTTTATAATTCTTCTACACTTAACCAGGAAAAATCAAAACCTAAACATACTATGATTAAATATTGGGCTTTGCCTTTTAATCCATCTGACGAATTTCATGCAGATTATAATTTAACTTCTAATAAATTAGATACACATGGTAATTCTAGAATGCTAAGTTTGGATTCTATTACTGATCAACTTGGTACTGATTCTTGGTATTATTATTTTGATGGTAAAGATAATGCTTTGTTTCAAAATGTATCAAAATTATCTTCATTATTTACTTTTTCACCTGCTAAAAAACAATTTGATAACCAGAATGGCGATTTTGATATCATTAAAAATGAAATATTAACTGAAATAAATCCAGAATTAGCTGGACAATATATTTATATCAATTGCTTCCTAGATTTAATACCCGAATATAAAAAAGATATGGAGGTAAATAAAACTAAATAAAATAAAAAATTAAAATTTAAAAATAAAAATTATTAAATTTATATAATATAAACAATTAAGTAAATTTTAAATCAATATATTCTAGTGAATTTATTATTGAATCTTTATTATTTTCAATTACTCTTAATTCATCTATTATATATTCAAATGTTGGATCTTCTACAAATTTTATGCTCTTTAATAAAAAATTAAAATTATTATTTTTTATATTTTCTTTTACTTTTTGATTATCTTGTAAAAAATTATTTAAGTTTAATAATGCAATATACTCGTATTTCGCATCACCTAAAGAAAATATATTCAAATATGTATTGGGTCTTATGTTATTTATTTTATTCAAATTCTCTATTATTATATTCTTAAATGTTTGTACTTTCCATTCTATTATAGAATTTGTACTATTGGAATATAAATCTCGCGCCGATATTACTCGAATTTTATTTAATATTATACTTTTTGATGTTAATTGTAATATATTTAAACACGTTTTTATCCAATTTAAACTAGCATTTGTTACTATATATACATCTCCTACTTTACTTAGTATAGATAAAAAATTACTTACCGCTTTGTCTAAATCTACAAAATATAATTTATACTCGTTTATTGAATTCTCATCTTGTAAATTTATTTTGTTGTTATTTATCCACGTTGATGGAAATAAGGTATCGTCCCAATCAATTAAGAATATATTTGTTAAATATATTTTTGGTTTTATATTAAAATTCATTATAAATACTTTTATATAAAAATATATATATTTTTTATTATTTATTTTTAAATTAATTGGATAATATATTTATTTTATATATAATAAATTATTTTTCTCTATATGCACCTTTTTTAGCTAACTTGTCTACTATCTCATTTGCAATTGAATGTTTGTCTTGTTTATTAGTATGTGCTCTTATATGAATAAGTTTTATTTTAAATGGAGAATTATCCATATGATCTTTTATCTCATCTATTATATCTTTATTTAAATATTCTTTTTTTTCTTTCAACCATTTAGGTAACCATATGTTAAAAGTCTTTACTGAATATTCTGAATCTGAATATATGTTTACAGTTTTTATTTGTTCTTCATTTTTTCCCGACTCTATTTTTTTCATGTTTATTTTATTACATATTATTATTGTTTTTAATATTGAATATAATTCAGCTCTATTATTAGTTATAGGACTATGCGTAAATCTTCTACTTATAGATTTATATTCTCCATCTGGAAAATATATACCATATCCACAATGAATTGTAGATCCTTTTTTTGTAAAAGATCCATCAGTATATACGTTTATTACTGATTTATCTGTTTTAGATGTCATTTTTATATTATTCTATATAATAATATTATTATATTTTAATATTGTTTACATATACGCTGATTTTTTATAATTATTTTAAAAATTGAAAATTTATTATATATTATTATTTAATTATAACTAAAATATTAAATGTCATTTATAAATCATTATGATGAATATCCATTATCTATTAATTTTTTTAGAAATGGTGAAAAAATAAATTATAAATGTAAAGAAATAGATGTTATTGGAAAAAAATATTCTAAAATAATTTCAAATACAGGTGAAGTAGCTATTATTTATGTTCCTGTTGCTAATTATGAAGTTAATATTTGTTATGGATATTTTGGATGGTCTAATTGTTTTTTAGATAAAAAAATTAAAGAAAAAGTAACATTCGATAGTAATCTAGTTAAAATAATTAGTGAAACAAATATCGATAATTATAACTTGTATATAAATCAATTAAAATTATCAGGTACAAATATACCTGATCATATTAGTCATTTTTATGATCTAAAAATTTATTTTATTCCAATTAATACTTATTTCAAAATAAATACAACAATCACTGGTGAATATATTGAAATTTTCACTTTTAAAGATTTTTTTAAATCATAAATTATTATTATTTTATAATTAAAAATTGAAAATTATATTAAAATAATGTGTCATATAACCTTTATTATTTATTAAAAAATGAATATAATACAAACACTAATAAATTCATTAAAAAATATACCTTATAATTGTTTAGAAATATGGTATTTTCATATGCCAACTTTTTTAGGAGGTAATGAAAATCTTGATCCTAGACAAATTTGTGCAAACTTATTGAGAAGACCTTTATATGAAATATCTGAAGAATTATTTGAAATGACTTGCAAACAAATTTTTAAAGAAAAAATAACATCTTATTCTTATGTAATTATTGCTTTATTAATTGGTATATATTTTTATCATATTATAAGTTTAATTCATGAATTTATTAGTTGTAAAATTAGTGGAAAAAATAAACCAATTACTATTATTAATGAAATATTAAAACCACAAAATCCATGGAAAAAATTTAGTTACTTTTCTATTCAAAAAAATAATGAAAATAAAAAAATTTATTTTAAAACTAGAGAATTATTACAAAAAATTTGTGATATCATTTCTCTCGATTTTGGAAATGATTCTAGTAAAATTAATACAATCACTAATTTATTAAAACAACCAGAATATAGTATTATTAAAAGAGATATTTCGTGCAAATTATTAAATAATAATAATAATAATAATAAATATTTACTTAATACTAATTAATCATTAGTATAGAAAATATTAAGATTTATATAATTTAATCAATTATAAAAATTAAAAATTAAAAATTGAAAAATTAAAAATTAAAAATTGAAAAATTAATAAATTGATTATATTATATATTTATAATTAATCATTTTATTAGTAATTATCTAATAATGGATTATTTAGATACTATTAAAATACTTTATTGTGATTCATATGGAAATTTTATTCTAAATGAACATACAATATTAATTTATAAAATTATTACAAATAATAATTATAATACTAGAAAAAGAAAATATTATAATTTAGATGTATCTTTAATAAAACGTCATGATCCATTTCTTTTTCAAATTTATGAATCAACTATAAAATTGGGAACTAATATACTTATTGATGATTATCCAATAAAAATAAAAATTATTCCGAAAATATATGAAAATTATTATGTAATTGATAATTTTAATGGTTCTGAAATTATTAATATTAATTATGAACTTTATTTTATAAATGAAATTAAAAAAATTATGATTAATAATAATGGTTTTGATTCTAAAATACATTCTATTAAAAATATTTTTGAGTTATATTCTTCATATAAATCTGATCCATTATACACATATGAAATTATACCTCCTAGAATTTGGCTTTCTCATGAAAATAATAAACTGTTATTGCAAAATATAATGAATATTATGAATAGTATTAATCCATATGAAACTTCTAATAAAGACTATATTAGTAAATTTTTTATAAAACTTGTAGATCTATTCTAAATATACCTTTCAATTATTTTAACAATAATAATTTTCTAGTAAAATTTCTATCATATTTTTAGAATTTATATTTTTATCCAATTTTTTGTATTTTATTGTTTTTTTATCTCCTTCGTGTAAAATATAATAGATTTCAAATAATTCTGTTTTTTTATCTAATTCTATCTTTTCCATTCTTACTGATATAAAATATATATTTACATTTTCTTCTTTTTTTTCTACCAATTTTATAACTGGTAAATATGAATTTTTATTACATAAATTTAATAATTCATCTTCACTTAATATGCAATTGTATATACTTAAATTTCTATTTTTACCTATATTTTCTTGTATTATCATTTCTGGAGCTTCTATACCGTAACCAATATTTTTAATTATTAATTTATTATCATTTAATTGAATTTGATATAATTTTTTCTTTTCTTGTATTAATTCTTCCAAATTTATATATTCATCTTCCATATTATTATGTATAATAATATATGTTAATATTCTTTTATAAATATTATAAAATAAAATGAACTAATTGATATATAAACTCTCAATCTTTAATGGACTTCTTATTAGTAACTCTTTTTTTCCTAATAAATATTCACTTAAATCCATTTTATTAATTTTAATTAAATTTGAAATTAATTCATCACTAATTTGATACATTTTTATTAATATTTTTACAAGTAATCCCATATCTATTTTATATAATATAGTAATTTCATCTAAAGTTAAATTTTCATCATTCAACCAACTTTCTATTATTTTATAATTTAATGGATGAAATGTCCATTTTGGATAATTATTAAAATATTTATAATATTTATTATCTATTACATTTTTAAAATAATATATTATATCGTGTTGAAATATACTTAAATCATCATCATTTTTCATTCCATCATCGATAAACATCGATAATATTGGTAATATATTTTCTTTAGTCATTAATATCTTATCCATATTATCAACAAAAAATACTGGATTTATTTCATTAAATATTTGTGCTAATTCTCCTTTCTCACTTAATACATATTTATTATTACTAGAATCTTTCGTAATAAAATTTATATCATCTAAAAAATTTATAATTTCTTCTTCTAAATCTATATATAATTCAAAATCTGTTTTAATTGATTGTTTACTATAATCTTCTATTATTTTTTTATATTCTGTTTGTTCATCTTTATTTAATTTTTTTATTAATTTATTATAATTTTTATCAACTAGAGACATTCCTTGTTTACTATATTCAATCATTTTTAATTCAATGTCAAATAACTTCTTATATTTTTCAATAACAATAAATTCTTTTCTTATAATATTTGTTTTATAATACTTGAAACTATATTTGCTAATTTCTTGATAATTATTTTCAGATATATGTTTTAATATATAATTTGGTTCAATTATATATTTGGAAATAACATTATCCATTGGACCATCTATTATATTCTTTATCTCCATCCATGTTGGATATATATTATTTGTATTATTTGTATTATTTGTATTATTTGAATTATTGTTTAAAAGCCATATTATAACATTACCTACTTTATCTAAAAAGCGTCTTCCTGCTCTACCTGCCATTTGTTTGTATTCAGATACATTTAAATTACGCATACCTCTTTCACTAGGTTTAGTTAATGCCGTTAATACAACAGTTTTAACTGGAAAATTTAATCCAACAGCAAATGTTTCTGTAGCAAATACAAATTTTATAAGTTTATCTTTTATTAAAAATTCAACTACTTCTCTAATTTTAGGTATAAGACCAGAATGATGATAAGCTATTCCTTTTGAAATAACTTTTCTTAAATTAACATATTGCGAACATGTACTATATTCTTTCAAATTATAATCATAAAAATTTAATATTTTAGATCTTTCTTCATGATCTATATATGATACAGTTAACATTTCAGCATATTCAATACATTTTATTTTTGATAATACAAATATAATAGCAGGAATACCTAATTTTTCATTAGAAGCTATTTGATTACAAAGAGTCTGTAATTCAAAATTAATTGAATAATTAAAATCATTTAATTTAGTCCAATATTTTTTAACTTTATTATAATTAAAATCATTTAATTCTAACAATTCATACATCTCTGGATTTGGATCGGAATTATCTGGTTTTGCTATATATTCTTCTTGAATATTTTGAATATCATTATTATTATTAATAACTTTTGATTTTTTTTGTAAATTTCTGCATTTAGTATTATCAATAACATATTCAATTAATGGAACAGGTCTATCTAATTTAACAATTTTTTTGAATTGTTTATTACTATTTATAAAATTAAGCCAATTTAATAATTCATTTAAATTACCAATTGTTGCAGATAACAAAATTAGTAAACAATCATACTTAATTAAAGATGTAATAATACATTTTTCCCAAACATGTCCTCTACCTTCATCATTTATATAATGTACTTCGTCATAAATAACACAAGCAATATTTTTAAACTCTTCATTATTATTTATCATCAAATTATATAATACTTCAGTTGTCATAATAATAATATTTCCATCTGGATTTATAATAATATCACCTGTCATTAATCCTACTTGATCAGTTTCTCTATAAGCTAAATTCATATCTCGATATTTTTCATTACATAATGATTTAATTGGACATGTGTAAATTATTTTAAATTTTTTATTTTGATTAAAATTTTCATCTAAATTTATATGTTGATTATTTTTAACAAATTTAATACCATATTCAGCAATTAATGTTTTACCAGAACCAGTTGGTGCTGATACTAATATATTATAACCATTGCTTATATGAGTACAAGCTTCTTGTTGAAACGCGTCTAATTTATGTGTAAGTTGTATATTATCAGTTAAATTCATTTATCTGATATTTAGTATTTAATATTAATTAAAATATTTATATATTAAATGTCAATTTTTATGTAATCTATATATATATATCATGACCACTAATACAAAAAATAATATTAAAAATAATATAAAACCTTATTTTTGGGGACCAAAATTATGGTATAGTATTTTTAGTTTTGTAGCAGTATATCCTGAAAACAATATTAATGATGAAATAAAAAATTCTGCAAGACAATTTTTTATGTCTATTGAAAATTTATTACCTTGTAAAAGTTGTAGAAGTTCTTATTCCAAATATATATATGAAGGTAATACTAATATAAATAATCCAAAAATATTTGATAGTAGAAATAATTTAATTGAATTTGTATATAATTTACGTACAAAAGTTAATCAAAAACGAGAAATAGAATATTTTATTAATTTAAATTATTTAAAAAAAAAATTAAATTTAATGATCTGTAATGATGATAATAAATTAGATGAAATTATTAATAATCTAATTGAAACACCTATTATAGATAGTTCTGTTGAAAAAAAAGTATTTAAATATCTTAAAAAATATAATTACAATATTAATAATACTTTTAATATTATTAAAAATATTAAAGAATTTTTATTAAATCCTAACTTTAATTTAAAAAGTCCAAATTTTAAACTTTTCTGTAAAAGAAATTATAAATGTAGAATTATTATTAATAAAATTTATGCTAATGTTACTGCGAATGATTATAATATGATTCAATCTTTTGAAAATGATAAAGAATTACATCTTCAATTACTCTATTTGGGTTGTTCTATATTATCTAAAAGTGATCTTTTAACTGTTATTTAATTTATTTTTATTATTTTAATCTTCTATATCACTTGCAATTTCATTAATTTCTTCATTTATTATTTCTTCATTTATTATTTCTTCATTTATTATTTCTTCATTTATTATTTCTTCATTTATTATTTCTTCATTTATTATTTCTTCATTATTATTAATATTAATATTATTAATATTAATATTATTAATCATATTTTTATATTTTTGTTTATTATATTTTTTATTAGTGTCCATCATATTAATTGTACGATGTCTACACCATAAAACTTTATCAATAGGACATATTTGATTTTTTTTTAACCATGTATTAATACAATCACTATGAAATAAATGACCGCATTTTCCTAATTCAACATTTGTATCATTTAATATATTATTATTATTTGAAATTGTTTCATAGCTTGGATCATAAATAGATCTTAGACAAATATTACATTTTATATCTTTATTTTCACTATTGATTATATTATCCTCGTATTCTTTTATAACAATATCTGGTTTATATGAATAAAAACCTACAATATTTAAGTTTAAAATTTCCATTAGTTAGTATTTGTTAGTATTTATTAGTATTTGTTAGTACTAAGTTATTTTTCAGAATTATTTTTATTTATTATTAACAACATTATTAATAATAATCAACTTTTTTAATTACATATCCAGGAGAATATATTATTTGATAAAATATCTGATGATTTTAAATTAATACATTTAAAAGTATTTTTAAATTTATCACATTTTATTATTCTTGTGTTTAATACTAATTTTGAAAAATTTCCAATTGGTGTTAATTTATATGAATTAATTTTTTTTAATTTAATAATTTTATTATATTTTTTAATTAATTTGAAATATATATTATAATATACATTATTAATATTATTAATATTTTCTAATTTATTAATTTTATCTAATTTTATATTTAATAAATTTTCAAAAAATTCTATTTCATCATAATTTAATAATGCATTTTTACCATTATTTATAGACTTATAAACTATATTATTCCATAAATCTAAATATATTGGATTTGGTATTTTATTATCATTTTCTAAAATATAATCTATTAAATATATTATAAATTCAAAAGATTCATTTAATAAATTATTATCAGCAATATAATCAAAAAAACGTAATTCTATTCCATGATTATAATGTTTATTAAAATTTATATCTAATCCTATCTCTTTTAATTTATTATATACACTATTTTCATGAAATCTATTATACCACCAATTTTTATTATTATCAAAGTTTGATATTGGTATTGTTAATATTTTTCCTTTTAACATTTTATCACTATCATATGTACCAATACTTATATATCTTGATATTGCACATCGTTGTGATGATCCTGATATATTTTTACTTATTTTATCTTTTAATATTATAAATGGATCAGATGTATTATATACTGCTATTAATAATGGTTCAAACCATTGAATTAATTTAATAGCCTTCATATGTATTCTTACAAATTCATCATAATTAATAATTTTTTTATTTTTAAGGAGAGTTGGTAAAGTAATATTATAATGTAATGTACCATTATTAAATATTGCTATATTATTGTTATTAGTTAAATGAATAGCAAAAGGATAATTTTTATTCATTAATTTAATTAGACCATATTTTTGAAATAATTGATTTTTTTTTTGAAAATTTTGTAAATTTAGTATAAATTTTTTTTTATATAAATTTAACTCATTAATTATATCTTCTAAATTTGAATTATAAAAATTTAATGTAGTAAATTCAATAGTATCTCCGTCAAATAACCATTCTTTATTATATGTATTTTTAAAATAACTATTTTCTAATAAATTATCTAATAATGTTTCTCCAATAAATTTTGGATTTATTTCTGTTATCTTTTTATATAATGTTTTAGACTGATTCATCTTATCAGTATTTATAAAACTATGTGAATTTAATATTAAAGGAATATTTTTCAAAATATTATAATTTATTTTTAAATATTCTTCAAATAATATATTTTTAAATTCATCTTTATAATTTAAAAAATAATTTACAGAATATCTTTCATTTATATGATTATTTAAAAAAAAAGTTTCATTAATTTCTATATTTTTTTCAAACTCGAGATATAATTCATTTTCAATACCTAATCCCCAGAATAAATCATTTTCTACATTTTTATATATTTTTTCATATTTTTTATATTTATTTGTATTTGTATTAATATTATTTTTTTCCATTAATTATTTAATTTTAAATTATAACAATTAATAAATTAATAATTTTATATAAAAAATTTTTAGTAAAATGAAATTTAAAGAAATTATTGTAAGAAATGAATATTATAATAATGAATATAGAACTCCATTAATACCCAAAGATGTTGAATTATTAGTTAAAAATAATTTTATTGTTTATATTGAATCATCTGATAATAGATGTTTTACAGATGATGAGTATATAGATGCTGGTGCAATAATTATTAATAATGAATGGTATAATTATAATAATTCATCTGATTTATTAATTATTGGTATAAAAGAATTAAATTCAATAGAAAAATTAAATAAACATTCACATATGTATTTCGCACATTGTTATAAAAATCAATTAAATTCAAATTATATTTTAGAAAAATTTAAATATTCAAAAAGTATTCTTTACGATATGGAATATTTTATTTATTCAAATAATAGTAGAATAATAACATTTGGATTTCATGCAGGATTAGTTGCTAGTGTTTTAGGAATTTGGCAATTTAATGAAAAAAATTATAAAAATTCCAATATTAATAATTTAAAATATTGGAATTCTATGAATAATATGATAAAATTTATAAAAAATAAATATATTATTAAAAATAATATTTCAATTGCAATAATTGGTCCAAATGGTAATTGTGCAAAAGGTGTTAAATATCTTTTAAATTTATTATCTATTAAATATGATGAATTTAATAGAAAATCTGATAAGTCTAATTTAATTAATTATGATATAATTTATAATTGTGTTAAATTAACAGAATTTATTGAACCATGGTTTAATCTAAATACAATATTTACTAAAAAAATTATTATTGTTGACATAAGTTGTGATTACAATTCTACTTTTAATCCTATTCAAATTTATAATAAACCAACTAATTGGATTAATCCAGTTTTTTCTTATAATCAATTTGTTGATATTATCGCTATTGATAATTTACCATCATTATTACCATTTGAAAGCTCTCAAAGTTTCTCTTCTAAAATAATTAACTTATTAATTAATAATAAATATAATAAGTATTGGAAAAATAATTTAGACATCTTTAATTATAAAATTAATAATATTAATATTATTTA